GTGTTGTTGCGGAGTATCGCCTCTCCTGCCTGAATCGAATGTCGGGCTTATATTAGCTCTCTATCTCCCATCAAAGGGTAGGCTCAAAGACCAGATAGAGATTATTTCTACTTTTTCAGAATATCCAAAAGCAACTCTTTATCCGCTTCCCAAAGATTGTAGCCTTTAGCAATCTTTCTTCTGAGATATTCACGTTCACCAATCATTGAGATTGCCTTTTCTCTCAAATCGCTTGCGCTCCATTTTTCAGCTTGGTCTATCAAGAAGTTAGAGAGAGATTTACGTTCTTCGTATAGTTCACGTACTGATACAGTCTTTCGTTCTATCTCTTTAAGTGCGGTTGGATTCTCAATCCACAGCTTACAAAAAGCGTCTTTATCAAGGTCTGTATTCATGTAGCATTCCTCAACCTCGGCATAACCCTCAACCGATAGTTTTAATCCTGTTCTCTCTTCAAATTCTTGTTGTAGCATATCTTTTAGTTTTAAGTTTATCAATTTTGGGAAAGCTGCCCGGTGAAGGGTAAAGTGTCCGCTTGCTATCACGAACCCTCGCGGCTTTTATCACCGGTATAGCACTGACCTTTTCTGCAGCTTTGTTTATATTTAGTCGCCTACGTAACGAGAACCGAAAGCACCTTTGCTGTTTGGATTGTAGTAGGCGGAAGATGGAGCGTTGAAGCAATCGTAAGTACTTCTTTTTTCCGGTTGTATTAAAGCAGCTTGCATAGCTTCTTTCTCTGCTTTTCTTGCTTCTTCATCAGCGATACGCTTCTTTTCATTAGCCCAAGCAACTTTCATGCAGTCACCGAAAGTCTGTACACCGTGAGTAAGCTGGTATAGCTTGAAATACTTTCTGTATATCTCATGAGCCGTTTTCATAATCTTGTGTAAATCGTACTTTTTCATTGTCTTACTCCTTTTTAGGTATATTGTTTTTTTGGTTATCTCGACAAAACTCGCTTACTTTGCTGTTGTTGTCATTGTTGATGTTGCAAAGATATAAGATTATTCTTATACACAACAATACAAATACAAGAATAATCTTATATTTAACTTTTATTAGAATTTATGGCTATTGGAAAAGAAATAACTGAAAATGATTTAGATTTCTACTTAACTATCATAGCGATGTTCTGTGCTTACAATGAAAGTTTGCACTTCTCAGATAAGATGTTTGCAGACATAACATCAGATATTGTAAAGAGAGATAGCATAATAGAAAAAATTGCTGAAGATGGATATATTACAGCAAAAAAAAGCAATAATATACCACACCGCTATACAATAGAAATCACATCAAAAGGTATTGATTTCCAAAATAGAGGTGGTTATATTGCAAATAAAAACAATAATAGAAAACAAAAATGGCAATCCTTATTCGGAAATCTTGGAAAAGATATATCAATAGCTATTATTAGCGCTATGGCAAGCGCTATTATCACATTGCTATTTACAGCATAATATGCCTATTATAGCACCTAACAAAGCTATTATTACTCTTAGAGAGGTATGAATAGATTCAAACTTGTTTTTATCCATAAAAAACATTTTTTGCAAATATAAGAAATATCTTACACACATGACGGGAAAAGAAATAATAAATAATGTTTTAGATGAATTGGATATTAAAGCTCCTACATTAGCCGAACAAATAGGGGTACTTTATCAAAGGATATTTGACCTGCAAAAAGGTAAAACAAAAAAAATATCTTCTCAGTTAGCCAATGCCATCATAAAAGTATATCCTCAGTTTCAATTATCTTGGCTTCTTACCGGAGAAGGGGATATGCTGACTGATGCTCCACCCCAAAGGTATCATTCCAATGCCCGCCAAGTAGACGACCTAAGCTATATGAATGTACCCGTTATACACATCAAAGCACAATGTGGCTATCTTGCAGGTTACGGAGATACTGAATACATAGATACCCTGCCGACAATGCCGGTTATCGTAGACCAGACCTATCACGGGAAATACCGCATATTCGAGGCGGAAGGTGACAGCATGGATGACGGCAGCCGTAATTCTATTTGCGACGGGGACAAACTACTTTGCAGAGAAGTAATACGCGATTTATGGCTCCCTAAACTCCATATCAACGACTGGTACTTCGTTATTGTACATCGAACAAAAGGAATATCCATTAAGCAAATCACTGCGCAAGACGATAACGGAAATATTACTTGTCATTCACTCAACGAATTATTTAATGACTACACTGTCAATCTTGACGATGTTATTGAAATATATAATGTAATAAAGGTTGTTGAACGTAGTATGAGATTATAACATCAATCTAAAAAAATAAATACTATGGATTTTAAAGACACTATTAAACAGCTCGCAGATAGAATCGAAAAGCTGAAAGAAAACATTCAGACAGAAGAAGCAACAAAAAATGCTTTTATCATGCCCTTTATTAATGCTCTCGGATATGATGTATTCAATCCTTTGGAAGTACTTCCTGAGATGACATGTGATATCGGTACAAAAAAAGGAGAAAAGATTGATTATGCTATTATGAAAGACGACCAACCTATTCTTTTGATTGAATGCAAACATTGGAAACAAGACTTAAATCTGCATGACAACCAACTGTTACGCTATTTCAATGTATCAAAAGCTAAATTCGGTCTTTTAACCAATGGCATTATTTACCGATTCTATACTGATTTAAAAGAGCCTAACATAATGGATGATAAGCCATTTCTGGAAGTAGATATCACTGATTTAAGAGACAATCAAATTGAAGAATTGAAGAAATTCCACAAATCATATTTTGACATAGACAATATTTTGAACTCAGCTAGTGAATTAAAATATATGGGAGAACTAAAAGCTATCATACAAGAAGAATTCTCCTCTCCTAGTACTGATTTCGTAAAAATGTTTGCCACAAAAGTTTATGATGGTAGAATGCTTCAAAACATAATAGATCAGTTCACACCTTTGGTTAAACGCGCCATTTCTTCACATATCAACGATATTATTAATGACCGTTTGAAAGGAGCTTTGACTGTCAGTGATTCCAAAGTAGAGGAAAGTCAAACAAAGAATCCTGGAACTACAACAGAAGAAACTGAAGCAGAAGCAATCACAGAATCTAAGATTGTTACCACAGAAGAGGAATTAGATGCATACAGAATCGTAAAAGCTATTTGTAGAAAGAAAGTGGATATATCTCGTATAGTATACCGTGATGCACAGACTTACTTCAGCATTTTACTTGACGATAATAACCGTAAACCTATTTGTCGTATGTACTTTAATACAGCTACTAAATATGTAGCCACTATTGATGAAAACAAAAAAGATGTAAAACATATCATTGAGAATCTAGATGACATCTATAATTATGAGGATGATTTCTTTAAGGCAATTGATATGTATGAGCACAAAGATTAATGTTATTGTGATATTATGAACAATATAATTGCTAACTGCTTATGTCAGTGGAAAAACCCAAAACACTGCTCCCTTACCCCTACCTGTAAAGGTTGGGGATGCCGGTTCCTCGCCACTCCCATAGAGGAGCTACCGACCACTGACAAGGAGAAAGCAAAGTTGTTCTCCAAAGTGTATCGGGAAGCAAAAGAAAAGGGCGTTCTTGAGTGCCCACATTATCGTTCTTTGTTCATTGATGAAGTGCTTGAAAACATAAATGAAAGTAACGTAACATTACAAAACATGAATTGATTTTTCTCGTTTATTGTCGGACACCTATCTCAGCTAACCTGCAAAGAAGTGGTACACAGATTACAGCAATATTTCCAATACTATAAGTCTAGTTTAGTTTTTGTGTAAGCACTTCCTTCGTAAGCGAACGTTGGAAGTGCTTTTATTTATAGACTTATCAAGTACTAAAATACGGCAACGCTTGAACTTTGTATCAGAGCGTTTACAGAACATTGATAAAATTGTCTCTCTAAGCTATATTGCGAAAAGATACTTTGTTATTTGACACAATCCCCGTAGTTGAGCCGCTACGGGGATTTTTTACAAGTTATTATTGTATACTCTATTTTTATTTCCATATCTTTGGAATTTATACAATAAACACCAATAATAATTTCAACAAATAAAGTGTGATTGTCAATTACAGGTCGAACTAAAAAACACATGAGACTATGGGCGAATACAAAACACCCGGCATTTACATCAAAGAGAAAAACGCATTCGGAGATTCAATAGGCGATACGATGAAGAACCGTATTGGTAGCCATCATCGCCCGGCAGAATTCATCGAGATTACATTCTGGCAGCAGATGCAGGAAAGCCGATAA